CACCATTATGCAAGCCGAATGGGCGCGCGCCATCGGTGGCCGTGGGCTCATCTTCGCGCCGCTCTGCGTGGCCGAGCAGACCGTCGACGAAGCGGCAAAGTTCGGCGTGTCGGTGCAATACGCGACGCGCGAGAGCGAAGCCGGCGATGGCTTGACCATCACGAACTACGAGCGGCTGGATGGCTTCGACTTGTCGCGCTATCAGTCGGTCGTCATTGACGAGTCCAGCATCCTCAAGGCGATGGACGGGAAGACGCGCGGCAAACTGATTGCCGCATGCGCGTCCGTGCCCTACCGCCTCTGCTGCACGGCCACGCCTTCGCCGAACGACATCGCCGAACTCGCGAATCATGCCGAGTTTCTTGGGCTAATGACGCGACCCGAGTTCCTGGCCACATGGTTCGTCAAGCTCGAAGATGGGCGCGGTTGGCGACTGAAGGGGCACGCGCGGGAGCCGTTCTTTCGCTGGCTGTCGTCATGGGCCGTGGCGCTGCGCTCGCCGGCTGACCTGGGCTACGCAAACGACGGGTTTACCTTGCCGCCGCTGCGCGTCATTGACCATGTGCTCACGGTCGACGGGCCGAGCGGCGGCGCGCTGTTTCCCGAGATGGGCGTCAGCGGCATCGGGGGCCGTCTCGCCGCACGACGCGCATCACTAGAAGACCGCACGCAGGCGGCGGCGGATCTGATCGCTGGCGCGAGCGGACCGCACGCGGATTGCCAATGGCTCATCTGGTGCGGCCTGAACAGTGAAAGCGAACGACTGGCGCGGCTGATACCAGGCGCGGTCGAGGTCTCAGGGTCCGACAGCGCGGCGGAAAAGAGCGGGGCCGTGCGCGGGTTCACGCGCGGCGATATCCGCGTCCTCGTGAGCAAGCCGAAGATTCTCGGATTCGGCATGAATTTCCAGTGCTGCCATCACATGGCCTTCGTGGGGCTGTCGGACAGCTACGAGGCCTATTACCAATGCGTGCGCCGGTCGTGGCGGTTTGGTCAGCGCGAGCCCGTCGAGGCGCATGTGATTTTCTCGGAAGCGGAGCGCGTCGTTGTCGAGAACGTGCGGCGGAAGGAAGCCGCCGCGACGGCGCTGTCATCGGAACTGACGGCCCACATGGGGGCATGGGGCCGCACGGAGGATGTGGCATGACGGACGTGGCGATGGGGCCGGGGTGGGAATTGGTGCAGGGCGATTGCGTGGAGCATGTCGCCACAATGGCCGCGGAGACCGTGGACCTGTCGGTTTACTCGCCGCCGTTCCTGTCGCTCTACACCTACACGGCCAGCGAGCGCGACCTCGGCAACTGCCGCACGGATGCCGAGTTCTTCGAGCATCTCGGGTTCCTGATTCGCGGGCTGCTGACCGCGACAAAACCGGGCCGATTGACATGTGTCCACGTCGCGCAAGTCCCGGCGATGCTCGTCCGTGATGGCTATATCGGGATGAAGGATTTCCGGGGGCAGGCCATCGAAGCCTATGAGGCGAACGGCTGGATTTATCACGGCGAGGTCTGCATCGACAAAGATCCGCAGGCGCAGGCAATTCGCACCAAGAGCAAATCGCTGCTGTTTGTGCAACTGCGAAAGGATGCGTCATGGCTGCGGCCGGCGCTCGCGGATTACATCCTTATTTTCCGCAAGCCGGGCGATAACGCAGTGCCGGTGCTGCCAGACCTGACGAATGAGGAATGGATCGAGTGGGCGCGGCCGATCTGGTATGGCATCCGCGAATCGGACACGCTACAGGCGGCTGAAGCGAGAGACGATGAAGATGAGCGCCACGTCTGCCCGCTCCAGCTTGGCACAATCGAGCGGTGCATTCGGCTGTGGAGCAATCCCGGCGAACTTGTATTCTCGCCATTCGCCGGCATTGGGTCGGAAGGCTATGAGGCCGTGCGCCTTGGCCGTCGATTCCTGGGCGTCGAGCTCAAGCCGAGCTATTGGCGCGTCGGCGCACGCAACCTGCGGCAGGCGTCGACGCTGCGCCAGCAGGGTGAATTATTCGCGGATGGGGCGGCATGACGATGTGCCGCTACCGCCACCCCGGTGCCCGTCGTCGCCTTGTCACCACGGTCGACCACGCGGCGCATCTCATCGGCCAGTGTCGCCTCGCGGGCCTGCCGCTCCCGGAACGCGAGCTCCGTTTCTGGCCGGGCCGCCGCTTCGCCTTCGATCTCGCATGGCCGGATCGCCGGCTGGCCGTGGAAATCGACGGCGGCGTCTGGACGCAGGGCCGGCACGTGCAGGGCGCGGGCTACACGCGCGACTGCCTCAAGTTCGCGGAAGCGACGATTCGCGGCTGGTCCGTCATCCGCGTCACGACGGATCACGTCATTTCCGGGCAAGCCGTGGAGTGGGTGCGGAGATTTCTAGAGCGAGATGAAGCGCCTGATGGCGCAAAGGAGTAGACCGATGTTCGAGACCGCGTGTATCCCAATGCTGATCAACAAGGCCACGCTCCGGCGTGAGATGGACGATGAGGAGCCCTATCGCGTCGCGGACGTGACGCTGCTGTTGGAGCCGTTCAGCCGCGAGCTCGCCGAGGAACTCGGCAGCCACATCGCCGCGCACTTGTTCACGAGCGACAAGATGCGGCCGGAAGTCGAGAAAGTGAGCCTGTCGCTGAACGCGCCGGATCAGCGCGTCATCGTCGCGAGCGCCCCTGATGCGCCCGCGCTGGCCGAGCTGATGGGCGTCGCGATCGGTGCGCTGGCTGTGACGCGCAAGGCCAAAGAGGATCGCGAGTGGTATCGGGCGACCATCGAGGCGCGGATCGATCTGCGCGAGCGTGAGATTCGCGAGTTCCTGTTTCATCACTTCGGCGAGCTGCGCGTGTTCACGTTCATGGACGAGCAGATGGCCATGCCGTTCGATGACCATAGTGCCGAGATCGTCGACACTTCAACTGGCGAAGTGTTGGCCGAGTGGAATGGCGGGGCTGGGGAGGCGACGCACTGATGGCTAAAGAATCCAGCGGGCTCCCGGTGTTGCCGGCGGCGTTGGCCGCCGGGCTAGCATTGCAGCGGATAGTTGGGGACCGGCTCAGCCGTGACCAATGCCTTGATCTTTGGCGCGAGCAGAAGCGGAACGAGCTGAACATGGTTGGCTTCCTGCTCGAAATCTTCGAGCGCGGCTGTGCCTTCACGCCGGCGCGGCCGGAAGCCCTTGCGATGCGGTCGGCCTTTGAGGCCGCCCGCCAGAAGCTGCGCGGGAACTGGGAGCCGCGAGGATGAGCGACGACATGAAGCGCATTCTGATGTGGCGGAAGCGATGGAAAAGCGGTGGATGGCCGCCCTTGCCTGATCCGATTCCGCCACCGCCTGATCCGCCGCCCGCGCCGAATCAGCACATGACCGTCAACGGCTGTGACATCGCCTTCGAGGATCGCGTCACGCGCAGCCCTGTGCGCACGCGCAGCAGGTGCGGCACGGCGCAATTGGCTACGTCCAGCTCGGCGACGAGGTTCGGTGCGTGTATTGCCACGGCTGGCATCCGGTCGTCGCATATCGCGCGAAGTGCGCGACGTTCTGCGGCGTGACGATGATGGATCTTGGGCCAGTCGGGACGCCGTATCTTGCGATTGTGGAGCGGCGACGGCCGGACGCTCGAAGGAAGAAGGACGCTTGATGCCCCGCTACCGTCACCCGCCGCTGACGCTCGCCGAGATCCAGCAGCCCGGGCCGCCCGTGCGGATTCGGGATCTCGTGGCCGTGACGGGCCTGACGCCCGCCACGGTGCGAGGCGAGATCGACGCCGGGCACCTGTCGGCCCATCGGCTGGCTGGCGTCGGCTACTGGCTCGTCCAGCGGGGCGAGGCGTGGCGGTGGTTGGAGGCGTTGGGGTTCACGCGGTCCTGGCGGGAGGTGTTGCCGCCGGCCGAGCGCGTGTCAAGATTTGACTTGGAGTAACATCCTTCTCGGGATATAGTCGCGTGAGACAATTCGGCGCAATGGCGAAGATCAAGATGGACGGGTGGCGGTGCGCCCGATGCGGGCATGAGTGGGCGCCACGGGCGACGACGGCCAAGCCGCGCGTCTGCCCGAAGTGCAAGAGCGCGTATTGGGACACCCCGCGACGGACGCCGAAAGGACGGATACGATGAATGAAATGCAGGCAGTCAACGGAACGCTCACGGAGCATCATTGCCCCACGCTCGGCGAGATTTCGCGACAGGTGGCCGACGAGTTCGCGGCAATGACGCCGGAGGCGGTCGATCGCTGGTGGGCGCTGGTGGAGTTGGCTGGTCGCGCCGATGAGGCGCGCCGGTTCACGGCCCTATCCTGCGTCGAGATCGAGCGGCGCAAGATGAACATGCCGCGCATCAGGATGGTGCGCACGCTCACGCAGCAGCTCAGTGTCGAGGACGCGCCGGTGTCGCGCGGCAGCGTGCAGGCGCGCGTGCCGTCGCTGGAATCGGTCATGGTGGCCGATGACAGCGGGCGCGGCTATGCCGGGCGTCGTCCCGTGGCGGCCTTGCGCGCGTTTCTCTCGGTGACGGTTCGCGTCAACGGAAAGACGTGGAAGGTGTCCGACATGCGCCGCGCCGAACTGATCGCGGCCATCGATCGGTGGGACCGTCTCGCGCATGGCAACCAGGAACGTGCCGACATGGCGCGTGATGTGCTCTCGACAATGACGGGCGATGAGCGGGCGCTTGATGCGGTGCGTCGGCTGGAGCAGGCAGCAGCCTAGCGCGCGAGCGGTGCGGCGGTAGCGAGAGCCCTAGTGGCGCTCGCGGTCGGCAAGTTGTTGGGCGTCAGCATGTTACTGGCGCGCCACGCGCGTCATAGCTGGCGGACGGCATAGGGCTGGATGGGCGCTCGCGGACAGGGCGGCAAGTGGTTGATAGTGCGGCGGATATAGGATGTGCCGTGATGGTGCCTACTCAGAGGCTTTGTTTCTGAGGCGCGAAGCTCAAAGGCATCGCGGGCGCGCGCCGCGAGCGTGATGGTGCCTACTCAGAGGCTTTGTTTCTGAGGCAAATACGGGGCATCCTTCAACCGGCCCCAATGGAGAGGGCCATGTGATTAAGGTCTACAAATACGGGCTGCTCGCACCCACGACAGGGGAAGCCATCTTCGATGAACAGTGCCGTCTCGCGCGGCTCTCGGCTCTGGCGAGGCTTCGCGCCTATGAGGATTATCGCCGGGCCTGTGATGCGCTCAGGGCTAAACTGTCCGCCGTGTGCGCCGAGCAGGCAGAGATTCGCCGGCAGATCGCGGAAGACCGCGCCGTACTTCGTGGGATGAAGACCGGACGAGGCGCGCCCGACAGCGACGAGGCCGCCATGTTGAAGACGCGGATCAAGATGGCGAGCCAGCGGGCCAAGGAGTTGGCGCCGCTGGCAAAGGCTGAGCGCGAGCGGTTGAAGTCCGATAGGCAACTGCAAGCGCTCGACAATGGCCTGCGCGCGGAATATCTGAATCAGGCGCATGCGTTCTCGGCGGCCGGGTTGTTCTGGGGGAATCGGCAGCTCGTCGAGGAAGCGCACAACCAGCGCGCCAAGGCGATGGATCTGCGGTTCCCGCGTGAATGGAACGTGGCGCGCATCCAGATCCAGGGCGGGATGCCGCCGTCGAAGTTGGCGACCGATGGCCGCTGCTCGCTCACCGCCGCATTGCCGGTGCCGGGCCGTGCAGGCAAGCCGCGTCCACGCCTGCGGCTGCGCATTGGGCGGGATGACGGCATCGCCGAATGGCCCATCGTCCTGCATCGCCCCATCCCACCTGATGCCTCGATCCGGTTCGTCAAGGTGACGCGGCGAACCATTGGACGCGAAACGAAATGGGACGCGCATTTCACGGTCCACTTGCCGGACCCGGAGCCAGTGGGAGCGAGCAAGCCGATGCGACTGGTGGCGGTGCGGCCGACGTTCGCTCACGTCGGCGGGGAAATCGTCGTGGCCGAGTCGCTGGACACGGCCGGCTTGTCGTCGCCGGAGGCCCTGCATCCCGAAGTGAGCGGCGCGCTCGAGCGCGTGCGCGGCTTGCGAGCCGTGCGCGACAAGGAGCGGGATACGCTGCTCGCCGAGATCGCCGCGCGCCGGGCGAAGGGCGAGGCCATGCCGCCCATCCTGCCGCAGAGCATTGCCAGGTGGGAGTCCTGCGACCGACTGCGGGGCTTCATCCTGGAGACGTGGGTGCGGGCAGCCGTCGAGTCCGAGGCGAATAGGGGCGACCTGCTCGACCTGGCGCTGCGATGGGCGGACCATGACCGGCATCTATGGGACTGGGAGCGCCACGCCGCCGAGACAGCCATCGCTCGCCGGACCCATCTCTACCGCTGCCGAGCGGCGCAACTCGCCGATGCCTATGATGGGCTCGTGGTGCCGTCGGTGAATTATGGCCAGATGGCGCAGCGCCGAGCCCGGCCAGAGCAAGACCGCGAACTGAGCAAACAAGCCTCGCGGCAGCGCATGCTCGCCGCGCCGGGCCTCTTGCGGTCCCTACTGGTGCAGGCATTCCAATCGCGCGGGAAGTGCGTCGTCGAAGTGCCATCGAATGGCGGGCCCGCCGAGCTGTTGGCGCTGGTGCCGACAGGCAAGGAGAAGACGCCGGAGATTCGCGCGGCCAAGTTCGCGAAGCGGCACCGGGCGAAGGTTAAGGGCCGTGTAGCTTCGACGCGCATTCCGGTGAATCCGCTATAATCCACACGCAACAACCGCCCAGAACCCATAAGCCGGGTGCATAGTACCGGGAGCACCGTGCCGTGCTCCCCATGCCGCGCCATACCCTCTGCCAATCACCTGCACCCTCTACCCTGGACCCGGTAGGGGCTGATCCCCAGATCTGGACACCCCGATATCCGCCGTGTCTCGGCGTCACCTGGCGGGATGGGGCACGGCGGGTGCCCTGACCGATGGCCAGTCGCGCGCCGCATTACTGCCCGCAACCTGGCTGCTCAGCCATCGTCACGCGCGGGCGCTGCGCGCAGCATCAGCGCGAGCGGAACAACGACTACGACTCGGCGCGGCGAGACGAGAATTGGCGACGGCTCTATCACGAGGCTCGATGGCAGCGAGAGCGGGCGCGCTGGCTGCGTCGGCAGGCGAACCTGCTCTGTATCTACTGTCTCGCTGAAGGGCGCACGACACCGGCGAACTCCATCGACCATGACCCGCCGCACCGCGGGGACCGCGCAAAGTTCTACGACCGCTCGACGTGGCGGCCGAGCTGTGTCAGTTGCAACTCGCGGCGATCGCGGCGCGGGAACGTTTCAATGGCACGCGATTTGTCCGGGCAGGGTGGGCAAAATCATTGGGGCGGGAGGGCCGAATGACCCGGCTTGCCCATGTTTACGCGTGCCCGCAGTTTCAAAAGTGTAATTTATTGGTGATCTGACGGAAGACACCGGAAACACATGGCTTGGCATGCAATCTGAGGCGATTGATGGGCGGAAAAGGTAGCGGAGGCGCGAGAACTGGCGCGGGCCGACCGCCGAAGGATGCGCGCGAGAAGGCGCTGGCTGGTTGGGCTGGTAAGCGCGGCACCAAGGCAGAGCATGATGCCGCGATTACTCGCGCGAATCAACCCCTGCCGGTTATGTCGCCGCCCGCTGATCTGCCGGCGGATCAACGCGCGATCTGGCTTGAGCTTGCTCCGCACGCCGCTGCGCAGCGGACGCTGACCGATGACATGGCGCTCGCATTTCGTGATTTGTGCGAGGCGATCACGCTCAAGCGGCGGATGCTCGCGACGATCGAGGACGACGGCCTGACGTATCAGCGCAAGACGGTCAAGGTCGAGCGCGAGGATGCCGATGTCGAGCTTCGGACTGAGGAGTGCGAGATCAAGGCGCATCCGCTGCTGACGCACCATCGCGGCCTGATGCAGCGCGTCGAGGTCGGACTCTTGCGGTTCCGGCTGTCGCCGATCGGGAAGGAAGTCGTGACGAGCGATCCAGCGGCGAAGGATGAATGGGCGGAATTTGATGGGACGCCTCAGTAGCCCGCAGAATCCCGTCGACGCGTATGCGATGGACGTGCTCGCGGGGCGTGTCCCTGGCGGGAAATACCATCGCCTGGCGTGCGAGCGGCATCTGTTCGATCGCCGCCGCGAGGGCTCGCGCGCGTTTCCGTTCCGATTCATTTGGGAGTCGACGCGGCGCGGTGAACACAGCGCCATGCGATTCCTCGCGTTCGCGCGGAAGACTAAGCACTACAAGGGTGAATGGGCCGGTCAGTATTTCGCGCCGAGCGACAATCAGGTCTTCCGGCTCGGGTCGATCTTCGGCTGGCGCCATGTTGAGTCCGGCCTTCGCCGATTTACGACGGCCTACAACGAAATCCCGCGCAAGAATGGCAAGACGCTTGAGGCGGCCATCGTGGCGCTCTATGCGACGTTCTTCGAGGGCGAGGCTGGCGCGGAAGGCTACTGTATCGCCACGAAGCGCGAGCAGGCGCGGCGCGTGTTCGACGACGCGAAGCGGATGGTGATCTCGTCAGGCCTCAAGTCGCGCATCAAGGCGAATGCGGCGAACCTCTACCGCGACGATCTCGCCTGCAAACTCGAACCGCTCGGAGCCGATGCCGACAGCACGGATGGCCTGAATCCGCACGTCATCATCACGGACGAGTTCCACGCGCACAAAACCCGCGCGCTCATCGACGTCATGGAGAGCGCGACGGGCGCTCGCCGGAACCCGCTCCATTTCCAGATCACGACGGCCGGCAACGATCCGGTCAGCCCATGCGGCGACCAGCATGATTACGTGACGCGGATTCTCGATGGCGTGCTCGACGACGACCCGGCCACGCTCTCGATGTTCGCGTTCATTGCGCACGCCGACGAGGCGGACGACTGGCGCGAAGAGTCAACATGGCGCAAGGCGAACCCGCATTACGACATCTCGGTGAAACCGGATGACATGCGCAAGCTCGCGGCGAAGGCGATCCACATGCCGAGCGCGGCGGCTGAATTCCAGCAGAAGCGCCTAAACATCTGGGTCAATGCCTCCGCGCCCTGGCTCTCGCTCGACGGCTGGCGCAAGGGACAGACGCAATGGTCGCCTGACGATGTGCTCGGCGAGGAATGCTATCTCGGACTCGACCTCGCCTCGAAGATTGATCTCTGCGCGCTCGTCGCGCTCTTCCCGCCGACGCCATCGCGCGAGTCCTGGCGCATCCTGCCGTTCGCGTGGACGCCGAAGGACACGCTCGTCGAACGTGCCCATCGGGATCGCGCGCCCTACGACATCTGGGCGCAGCAGGGCTATTTGCTCACGGTGCCGGGCGAGAAGATCAGTCAGGCGCTCGTGCGGGAAAAGATCCTCGACCTGAAATCGCGCTACCGCGTCCGCGCCATTGGGTACGACGACTGGCACATGGATCAACTCGACGAGCAACTGGTCGATGAAGACGGCCTGTCGCGTGAATCGCTCGTCGTGGTCCCGCAGACCTACGCCGGCATGTCGTCGGCCTGTCTGCGATTCGAGGCCGAAGTCCTTGGCGGACACGTCGACGCGGGCGATTCGCCGCTCATGGCGTGGTGCGCGTCCAACGTCGTCGTCCAGCGCGACGGCAAGGACAACATCTACCCGGTCAAGAAGCGCAGTCGCGGGCGGATCGATCCGATCGTGGCCGCGAACATCGCGATGGCCTGCTATCTCAAGCAGCCAGTAGCGACCGGCCGCAAGAAGTCCATCTACGCGACGCGCGAGGCTGTGATTATCACATCCGACCCGGCCACCCGAAGCAATCCAGAGGCGAGCCTATGAGGGTTATAGCGAAAATCTCGCATTGGCTCTATGCGTCTCGCCTTGAGTTGGTCTTTTTCGGCGGCGTGATCGCGGTGTCGCTGGGCGCATGGGCCATCTATCCGCCCGCTGGACTGCTGACTGGCGGCGGCCTGCTGGTGTGGATTTCCATTCCGACACGGCGATTCCCGATCGTCTTCGGACGACGAGAGGAGCATTAGCAATGGCTGGCCTACTCGCCGAGTTCAGTGCAGCCAGCTTCCGAGCTGCCGGATCTCGCGATCCATCAGACGATCGCTGGTATCGCGGATCGACGCTTGGCGTCGGTTCCTCTGGCGTGTTCGTCACGCCAGAAGTGGCGATGACGCTTTCGGCGCTCTGGCAGGGTGTGCGTCTCTTGGCCGAGGGCGTCGCGACGATGCCATGCCAGATGTTTCGCCGACGCGGCGAAGACGGCCGCGAGCGCGTGAGGGGATCGACGGGCTATGGGGCGCTGGCGTTCAATCTGGAATGGTTGCCGCATCCGGAGTTCACGGCGTTCGATTTCTGGAGTGGCGCTACGGCCTGCTGGGTATTGCGCGGGCTGTTTCTTGCAGAGCTGCAGGGCGGTCTGCGGACGGGATTCGCGGATGCGCTCGTGCCGATTCATCCCGATCTCGTCACAGTGACGCGTCGGCCGAACGGGCGCATCTACTATGACATTGGCGGTCTGCGCCCACGCACTCTAAGCAGCGATCAAGTGTTGGCGATTCGAGGCCGGACTGAGGCTGATGGACTGACGCCGATGTCGCTCATCAGATATGGCGCCCAGTCGATCGGGACCACGCTATCGGCGGATCGTTTCGCGGGACGGTTCTTCAAGGACGGCGCCAGCCCGGCGCTAGCCGTGACCGTTCAGGACGAACTCGGGCCGGAGGGCGTTCAGAACCTGTATGCGTCGGTGGCGAAATACGTCTCCGGACTCAACAACGCCTTCGGCATTCTGCCGCTGGAAAACGGCGCCAAGGTCGAGACGATCGGCATCAATCCATCCGACGCCCAACTACTAGCGTCGCGGCAGTTCGGCGTCGAGGAGATTGCACGCTGGTTGAACGTGCCGCTCCATATGCTGCGGTACTCGCAGCAGGGCACGGGCGCGTATGCCAGCCTGGAAATCTTTTCAGCCGAGTTCGTGACCTACACACTGCAGCCGATCGTGACGGCCTTCGAGCAAGCGATCAAGCGCGATCTCATTCTTGAAGACGACCGCGATGAGCTGTTCGTCAAGTTCAACATGGACTCGAAACTTCGAGGGTCGCTACGTGAGCGGTATGAGGCGTATCGCATCGGCATCATGAGTGGATTTCTGCGGCGCAACGAGGCTCGAATTAAAGAAGACCTCGACCCGGCCGACGGTCTCGATGAATTCTGGACGCCGATGAACATGGCGCAGGTCGACAATTCGGCCGGCCAACCCGGCAGCGACCGGGCCGCCAAGCTATTCGGATTCAGTCATGGCCTGCGATCGGGCCGAGAGGGCTTTTTGCTCGTGCGACTCGTGCAAGAGGCGGCGGCCCGATGTGTGCGCCGCGAAAAAGCTGAAGTGGAGCGACTCGCGCGCCAGCACGCCACAGATGGCGGCGCTTGGGCGGCCGGCTTGCGCAAGTTCTACGCCGAGCATGCGCAATACCTTGCTTCGACGTTGCATCTCGAACCGGTGTTAGCCGAATCGTGGGCATCGAAGCGCTCGAGGACACTGCTGGATCAGGGCGTCGCGGCCGTCGAGGCGATGGACTACGCATCAGTGGCCGAATTGGCCGTCATGGCGCTGGGCAGCGATGAGCCTCGCCCGGCCGATGACGAGCGGCGTCTGGCCGCATAGGGAGGCGACAATGGCCGGGTATACGCGTATCGTGAATGAGGCCCTACGGCAGCCATGGGCGCTCACGGAAGACATGATGGCGGTCGTCTGGGACGTGCTGCAGTTTCGCGCTAGAGGCGGTCGACTGACGCCGGATGAGATTCGCGCACGCATTGGAGGCGACGAGGAGGCCAATCCGTCGCGCCGAGAGGCGCGCGTGATGCGTCCGTCATCTGGTGGTGGCGCCGCGATTGCGGTCGTACCCATCTATGGCGTGATCGCGCATCGCGAATTCGAGCGGTCGAGTGGAATGACGTCCGCCGAGCGGATCGCTAACGGCGTGGCGCAGGCCGTGGCTGATCCTGAGGTGGGCACGATTGTGCTCGACATCGCGAGTCCGGGCGGAACAGTCGCGGGCACGACCGAAACAGCAGACCAGATTTACCGGGCCCGCAAGAGCAAGCGCGTGGTCGCCGTCGCGAACGCCAAAGCCGCCAGTGCGGCCTACTGGATGGCCTCGCAAGCGTCAGAAGTGGTCATCACACCGAGCGGAAGCGCTGGATCAATTGGTGTATTTTCGCTCCACGAAGATTGGTCGAAGTGGCTGGAGCGCGAGGGTGTGGCGATCACGCCGATTCAGGCCGGCAGACGCAAGCTTGAGGGTGCTCCATGGGCACCGCTCGACGACGAGGCGAAAGCGCATTTCCAGGCTGCTGTCGACGGGGCGTATCAACAGTTCACGGCGGCGGTGGCGCGCGGTCGCGGGGTCACGGTGGCCGACGTGCGCGGCGAACGGTTCGGCGAGGGACGAGCGTTCGAGGCGGCCGATGCCCTGAAACGCGGGCTTGTCGACAGTATCGAGACGTTCGATCAGGTCATCGCTCGGATTCTTTCGGAGGGCCGCTCCGGCGGGTCAGCGCGAGCGGCTGATATGGGAGCGCCGGCAATGGCGCTTGATCCCGAGGACTTGCTCCACGTCGAGCATGAGCACATGGCCATGATCGCATCCATCGGCGGTGGCGACTGATGGCCCGCGGTCGGCCGGCGCGCATTGCGCCAGGCGGCGCTGTTACGCCGCTGCGGGTGCGCGTCCCGGTAACACTCTTCGACGAGCTGTGCCGCGAGGCCGCCGCCGCAGGCGAGTCGCTGTCGGATACGGTGCGCCGACGACTCGCGCGATTTTCGTCCTACAAAAATAGACACGCGCCGGACAGGCGCGGATACTTACAGACGTGAGATGAATCGCGCCGCCGGCCCACCCTAAGGTCGGGCATGGCGATGCGAGGATCATGCAGCCGATTCCGGCCGTTCCGAAGAACGCGCCCGGTTGCCGACCATATCAGCCATTGCTGGTGTGTTTGGCGTCCGTGCGCGTTTTTGTTTGTGCGGCCACTCCCAAAGGGGAATGCAATGTCCCGAGTCAAGGCACTCAAGGCCAAGCAGGCCAAGCTTCTGCAGGACCACAAGGCAGCGGTCGCCAAGGTCGACGCCGCGCAGTCCGCCGAGGAGCGCAAGCCACTGCGCGAGCAGGCAGCGGCCATCAAAGCCGAATTCGACGAGATATCTGCGGACCTGAAGGAGGCCGAGATGATGGAGGCGGCCGAAGCCGGCATGACTGCCGCAGCTCCGGTCGAGCCCGTCACGGCACCACTCAAGGACGCGAGCAAGCCATCGATCATCCCCGGCGCGGTCGGCGCCGATCTCGACAAGATGGCCGGGTTCAAGACCGCGAGCGAGTACTACATCGCCGTGCGGAATGCCTCGATTCCTGGCGCGACGGTTGACGAGCGGCTGGCGAAGATGTTCGCGGCGCCGTCGAGTGTTATGAGTTCGACTGGGACGAGCGGCGAAGGCTATCTGGTTCCGCCACAGATCCGGCAAGAAGTGTTCGATCTCGCCTTCCCTGGTTCCGATCTGGTCTCGCGCCTCGACCCGGAGCCGAGCGATTCCAACGCGGTCGATATCGATGCCGACGAGACCACGCCGTGGGGCGCCACGGGCGTGCAAGCCAAATGGCGCGCGGAAGCCTCGCAGATGACCGCCAGCAAGATGGTCACGAAGCATGAGTCGGTCCGCCTTCAGGAACTCTACGCGTTTGTTAACGCGTCGGACGAACTGTTGGCTGATGCTCCGCGCCTCCAGAACCGCATGACGGTCAAGTCGGCGGCTGCGATCAACTACAAGGCCAGCGATGCGGTCGTGAATGGCACGGGCGCAGGAATGCCGCTCGGGTGGATGGCCTCTGGCGCGCTCGTGACCGTCAGCAAAAAGAGCGGACAGGCGGCTGGCACCATCGTCGCTGAAAACGTGCTGGCCATGTATGCGCGCCTGCTGACGGGTGGCGCCGGGCGTGCCTTCTGGGCCGCAAACACCGACACCCTCCCGCAGATCGCCGTCATGACGATCGGCAATCAGCCGATCTGGACGCCGCCGAACTCCGGCCTCAAGGAAGCGCCACAGGGCATGCTGCTCGGACTTCCCATCGTCTGGGCCGAGCAGGCGCAGACGGTTGGCACCAAGGGTGACCTACAGCTCATCAATCCGGCGGGTTATTACGCAGCCGTGAAGCGCGGAGAGGGCGTGCGATTCGATTCGTCGATCCACCTCTACTTCGATTACGGCCTGACGGCCTTCCGGTGGACGTTCCGGCTTGGCGGGCAGCCGTTCTTGAGCGCGGCCGTCAGCCCGGCCAAGGGCACCAACACCAAATCGCACTTCGTCGTCGTCGAGACGCGTTCATAGGCGCGGCGTCCTGAGAGGGAGTCAGAGTTATGGGCAACCCCAACGTGAAACCGAGCGATCGACTCGTCCTGCGAGGCGTGATCGATCCGGATGCGAACACGGCCGCAACCTACACGACTGGCTGGGTCAGTCTTGCCGATTTCGGCGCCGTGATGGCAATTGTCTTCGCGGGCGATCTGGGGTCGAGCGCGACGATCGACGCAAAGATCGAGCAGGCCAAGGATGCGAGCGCGACCGGCTCCAAGGATCTGACCGGCAAGGCGATCACGACCCTGACTGATAGCAACGTGCAGGCCATCATCAACGTGCGCGGTGAAGACCTGGACGTCGCGAACGGCTACACGCATGTGCGCCTGTCGATGACGGTCGGCACGGCCACGAGTGATAGCGGCGCGGCCATCTTCGGCGTCGACGCGCGCTACGCGCCGGCTGACGCGGCGGATACGGTCAGCGAGGTCGTCTAGGGAGTTCGCTGGACGTCTCTGTCATGCCGCTCTCGCTCATCACCGGCCCGACCGTCGAGCCGCTGACGATCGCTGACGCCATCGCGCACCTGCGAATCGATGCGCCAGAACAGGAGCCCTCGCCAGCGACCGCGCCAACCGTGGCACTCGCCGGCGCGTCGGGTCTCATCGACGTCGGCGCGCATCGGCTTGCGGTGACATTCGTCGACAGCGACGGCGGCGAGACGACGCCTGGCCCACGGTCAATCGTCGTGCAGGTTGACAGCAGCGTGAACGCGCAAGTTGCCGTCTCGGCCATCCCGATCGGCGGCAGCCGGGTCGTGTCTCGTCGGATCTACATGACGCAAGCGGACGGCGATGCGCTCTTTCTCGCCGCGACGATCTCGAACAACACCGCGACGACAGCCACGGTAGATCTGGCCGATATCGATCTGGGCGCGGAAGCGCCGAATGCCAACACGACGCAGGATGGCACGATCACGGCGGCCATTCATGACGCGCGGGAATGGGGCGAGTCGATCACGGGCCGGCAATTTCTCCAGGCCGACTATCGCCAGACGCAATCACGATTCCCGTCGTGTGGGCCGATCGTGCTGCCGAGGCCTCCGCTCATGAGCGTGACCTCGATCGAATACCTCGACACGAGCGGCACGCTGCAGACACTCGATCCGAGCGTCTACGTGGTGACGGCCCCTGCGGGCGGGGCGTGCCGGGCAGGACAGATCGATCTGGCCTATGGGCAGGTCTGGCCTGACACGCTGCCGCAGGCCGACGCGGTGCGTATCGCGTTTCGCGCTGGCTATGGCGCGTCGGCGTCGAGCGTGCCCGGCCCGATTGTTCGCGCGATTCGGTTGGCGATGGGCACCTTTTACGAACAGCGGGAAAACGACGTGCTCGACAAGACCGTCACGGCGCTGCCATCGATTTCACTCGCGGCGCAGCGCCTGCTCCGGCCGTATTGGTGGCGGCCTGAGCAGCAGGAGGCGGCGTGAGAGCGGGTCGCCTACGGAACCGCGTGGCCATTCTACGCGCCACGCTCACGAATGACGGCCGCGGCGGCCAGTCGCGCGCCTGGTCGCAGGTCGCGACGGTCTCAGGCGAGATCCTGCCCATGTCCGCGCGCGAGCAGGAAGTGGCGCAGCGGCTCGTGGCGAGCGTGACGCATCACTACACGGTGCGCTATTCGCCGGCCACGTCGAGCCTGACGCCGAAGGAGACGCGGCTCTGGTGCGGCGGCAAGACCTACGAGATTGCCAGCGTCATTGACGAGGACGCGCGACATCGCGTGCTGAGCGGCGACGCGATCGAGGTGGCGGCATGACGACCTCAATGGAGGATCTGCTCCAAACCGTCGCGCTCGGGCCGGTCTCGGCGGGGATTTATGCGGCGCTGAATGTGCCACGGTTGACGAGTCTGGCGACGGGTGGGATCTGGGCGGACATGCCGCAGGGCGCGACATATCCGGCCGTGCTGTTCGACGTGACCGAGACGCAGCAACTCGGCGGATTCGGGACGAAGCCGGGCGTCGGGATATTGCCGGAAATCGCGGTGCGCGTCCATGTCTACAGCCAATACGCCGGCTTCGATGAGGCGCATCGGATTCTGTCCGTCGTCAAGTCGCTGCTGGCGGATGCGCCCGATGTCGACGGCTGGTCGAGCTGGGCCATCTTCTGGGATGACGTGATTCCGCTCGCCGATGAGGTCGTCGCTGGCGTGAAGGTCAAGGAACTCGTGGCGAATGCCCGGCTCTTCGTGGAGGCGCAGTCGTGAGCGAGCCGCAATTGCTCGGCCCGAACGGCCAGCCGCTCCCGTCTCGAGCGAAGCCAACGCGCTGCCCGAACTGCGGCGCTAGTCCTGACAAGCGCGTGCTCTCCGGTGGCTTTGGCGAGCCGCACGACGTGTGTTCGCGCTGCGGGATGGAGTTCAAGGAAAGGACGCTGCCATGACGCCGAACGGGTCGGACTATCGCGTCAAGGCCGAGCATCCGCGTCGGCCGGGCCAGTCGCTGCGCATCACGAATAGGCACGGCAGCCTCATCGCGGTCTCGGGCGATCGGTGCGACAAGGTTGCGCCGGATCTGCTCGCGTCGATGATCGCGAATGGCTACGTGGAGCGCGTGGAGCCTGTGCCGATGAAGCGTCAGGTGACGGCTGACGAGAAAGGCGGCGACTGATGGGCGCTGGAAAATTCGGCTCGCAGTCGGTCGTCTATTGCGTCGATGGTTACGATCTGCTCGCGACGAAGGCGAAGAACCTGACGCACAAGATCGCGTCAGCCACCGAACGCACGGACGGCCTCGGCGATGGCGCCGAAGCGAACGGTCCGGTCGGCATGGTCACGCTGACGCTGACGCAGGGCGGCGGATTCTTCGACACGTCGGCGAACAACGCGCACGTGGCGCTCGGTGGCGGTCTGCCGTCAGGACCGCAATCGACGCCGCGTCTCGTGCTCGTCGGCTTCGCCGGCAACGACGTCGGCCAGCCGATCTATGGCATCGATGGCATGTTTCAGCAGACCTATCAGGTCGATGCCGCGATTGGCGCGCTGACGAAGGCGAACGCGGAATACATCGTCAAGGGCGCGCTCGACACGGCCGTGATTCTTCAGCCGCTCGCCGCGAAAACAGCCGACTGGAACACGAAGACCGACGGCGACGAGGTGGATTACGCGAGCGACACGACGCAGCGCGTGATGCCGATCACGTCGAACTCGGCCGCGAGTCCATCAGTCGTCACGACGCCAATCCCGCATGGGCTCGCGACGGGCGACAAGATTCTAATCTCCGGCGTCTCTGGTTCGGACGCGGATATCAACGGCGAGCAGACCGTCACGGTCATCAGTGACCTGACGTTCTCTGTCGCGGTCGACGCGTCGACGCATGCCGGCACTGGTGGATCGTTCGTGCGCACAAACTCGGCGAATGGCGCGGCCGGCTATTTGATGGTCAAAGCGATGACCGGCATCACCTCGGCCACCGTTAAGATCCGCGACTCGGCCGACAACACGACCTACGCCGACCTCATCACCTTCACGGCGGTGACGGCCGCGCCGGCGAAAGAGCGCAAGACCGTGGCTGGCCAGGTCGACCGATTTTTGAGCGTTGACGGCGACGTTACCGGCACGGGATCGATCACGCCGATCGTGGCGCTGGCGAGGCTCTGATGACGGACGCGCGACTCGCCGACGTGACCGTCGCCATCAACGCGATGGAGCGCGACATCCGACGCTATCGGACCGGCGCGCTAGAGGCCGACGAGCATCGGCACAGTCAGGACGCCTTGCGGCATCTCGTCGCGGTGCGTCGAACGATGGAGCAATGGATTACGGCGCGTGCGATGCGCGCGTCTCGACAGGCGCGCGCAGTCTAGGCGCGCGACATCTTCGGCACTGAAGCCCGCCACGCCCGGTTCGCCGCGCTGGCCGCCTTCGATTTCACCCGCGCTCGGCGGGAGAAGGCGGCACGGCCATGGCGGCAGGCAAATTCGGATCGAGTTCGGTCGAGATCCATCTCGATGACGGCCCGGGCGGGACGCTGCGGGACATCACGGCCTATGTGACCTCCATCGGCGGGGTCAAGGTCTCGCAGATCACCGAGAAAACCAATCCCTTCGGGACGTCCCACGAGGAGAACACGCCCGTCGGGATGCAGCACGTCGACGACATCACCATCGAGGGCTACTACGACACGACGGCGACGACCGGCCCGCATGTCGTCATGGGCACGCCCGACGACGATCCACAGGACGCGACGCGCACGTTTACGTTCACGCCAGGCGACTCGAAGACGTTCACGATGGAGTGTCGGCTCGTCGACTACTCGGTCATCGCGACGAACGGCAACCTCACGAAATACCAGTCGACGATCCGGCAGGCCGGCGCGGCGAGTTGGGCATAGGGCACTGAATCAGCAGCCCGCGCCCCGTGCAGCCTGACGCCCCACGGATCGCGAGGCTCCTGGAGGACACGATGGGCAGCATTTTTGCGAATCGCATCACGGACACGATTGCGATCGACGACAGCGGCAGCACGATCACGATCCGCAAGCTCAATCCGAAGGCGCTCGAAGCGGCGCGCAAGGAATCGCAGCGCCGATCGCTTGAGGAGGTCAAGGAACTCGGCGGACCGGCCGCCGTGCGCGAACTGCAGACGCTGGGCGACGCCAGCAAGGCCACGGACGAGACGCCGCGCCGTGATCCGTTGCTGACGCATGACGCGCTGACGCTGATCGAGAAGGGCGTCCTGTCGTGGACCTACGACGAGCCGATCGGTCGTGAGGCGTTCGACGAGCTCGACGAGGATGCGCGCGACAAATTGGCGACGGCCATTCTCAAGCTCAGCAAGCCGTCGCTCTATCAGACGGCTGAGGAGCAGGACGCAGCGCGAGTAAAAGGCTGACGGCGCTGCACCGGTCGCTGGAAGGCGACGGTGACGCGCCGGTTCCATTCGCGTACTTCCTCGGTCGGTTGTGCGAGGAGTTCCATTGCTTGCCGTCCGAGGCGTTTCGGGAATGGCTGACGCTCCCGGCCGGGCTGCTGGAGGACATCCTCGAAGCGAAGAGCTACGCGCATGCGAAGGCGATCGTGGACGCGAAAGATGCGCCGAAGTCGCAACGGTACGAGACGCCGATGACGCAGCTCGTAGAACAGATCGAGATGGCGATCGTGGCGGAAGAGTTGGGGAGTCATGGCTGACAGCATTACGTTCACGCTCGACACGTCCGCGCTCGATCGCGCCATCGCCAATTATGGCGAGGCGGCACAGCGACGCGTGACCGAAGCGGCGCGCGTGACGGCGACTCGCATCATGGCTGAGGCGAAGTCGCGCCTCACGCGGCAACTCGGCGCGTATGCGACGGGGCGCACCGAGCGCGGCATCCACATGGAGGAGGCTGGCGGCGGCTTTCGCATCATCTCGGATCGACCGCTCCAAGGCGACGAGGACTTCACGGCCTCACTCGTGCCCATGTTCATCGAGTTCGGCACGCGGAAACACAGCGGCAAGAGCAAGAGTGCCCGCTTCGGTCATGCGCAGGAGCCACGGCCCTATCTGTTGATCTCGGCGCAACTCGAAGAGCAGGCATTTCGGCAGCGGCTCATGGACGCGCTGAACGAAGCCGCCGACGAGTCGGGACTCGGAGCCTAGCGATGGCCGCGCCGCAGCTTGACGTCTTTGTCACCGCGAATCTCACGGAGATTCGGAAGCGTCTCGCGAATGATCTCGGCCCGATCATCGCGACGACACAGACGACGCTGACGCGGATGTCGCACGCCTTCGATGGTGCCGCGATCATTTCGCAGGCTGGCGCGGCGGTGAAAGCTGTTAGCGATATCGGCGGCGCAGCGAAGTTGACCGCAGGCGAACAGCAGAAACTGAACGGCATCCTCGACGAAGCGATTCAGAAATACAAGGCGCTCGGCACGCAGGCCCCGCCTGAGATGGTGGCGCTGGAACAGGCCACGCGTTCGCAGGAATCGGCGTGGTCGCGTGCGAATGACGCGCTCGGCAAGTTCGGCCTGAGCCTGCAGGGTCTGACCGTCGCGGGTGTCGTCGGCAGCATTGTCGCCATCGGCAAAGATGCGATCGAGTCTGCGGGCCATCTCGCCGACATGAGCGCGGCGACAGGGTTGTCGACGACGGAACTTCAGCGGCTTGGTCAGGCCGGCGCACAGGTTGGCGTCGACGTCGATACCGTCGCGCGCAGCGTGCAGGGACTTCAGCGCAATCTCACGAATGGTAGCGACGGCGCCGTTGAAGCGGTTCGTCAACTTGGCCTCAACGTCGGGTCGCTACTCGCGATGTCTCCAGGTGCGATGTTCGAGACGATCGCGCGCGCGATTGCCCAGATCCCCGATCCCGCCGAGCGCACCAACACCGCCATCGAATTGCTCGGCAAACAGGGGGCCGCGGCGCTGCCATTGCTCGTCTCGAATATCGACGAACTCGAGTCGCATACGCACGCGATGCGCGACAGCACGGTCGCGAAACTCGATGAATTGGGCGACAAGTGGAGCGAGTGGAAAGAGACCATCAAGACCGCTATCGGTGAGACCATCGCGAACTTTTCGACGCTCCAGGGCGCGATGGAGCACTGGATTCCTGTCATGCAGGCGTGGTCTCAACAGCACGACATGGCGCAGCAGGCCATTGACGCGACTGTTGGTCTCCAGACCGAGACGGACACGTTCAAGCAGCATGCCGACGGCCTCGCCGATACGCAAAATCGCATCAACGGCTATCTCCAGACGTTCGCGAGCACGCGCGCGAAAGATGCACAAGAGGCGACACAGCAGGCCGCGCAAGCCGCGCGCGATCATCAGGCCGCTGTGAAGGCTGAGGCGGACGAAATCATCCGGCTCAACGCGCAACTGGTCGATGAAGTCACGAAGATGGATGCGATGGTCACGCATTCGTTCGTGACTACACAGGCGATCCAAAGCTTCGCCTCGTCAATGAAGCAGATGGGGCAGGCACTCACGCTGCCGCAATATGGCGATTCGATCTCCGTCGCTGAGCACGGGCTCTCGACGCTCATGGCCAAGAACGCCGCGCCGGATGCGCTGTTCCAGTCGATCAAATTCATGCCGCGCCTTGTGCTGCCTAAAGCGCCTGAACTTGCGAGCTTTGGCGCTGAACTCGGCCAAGCGTTGAACAGCGCGATTCAGGGGGGCGGCAACGTGGCCGAAGCCGGCGGCGCGTTTGTCGGCGGCGCGCTTGGTAACAGCATTGCGAAATCGGCCGCCAGCACGTTGACCAGCACGCTCGGCAAGACGTTCGGCGGCGTGATCGATGCCATCTTGCCAGGACTCGGCACGCTCCTCGGTAGCCTCGCGAGCAAGGCCATCGCCGGCCTCGGCAAACTCTTCGGCTTCGGCACGGCCGGCCGCGATCTCGTGCAGCAGTTCGCCGACTCGATGGGCGGCTTCGATGCACTGCACGACAAGCTCGACCAGATCGGCGACGCAGGCGAACAACTCTGGAAGACGCTGACGCAGGGCGTCGGCTCGAACAATCCGAAGCAGGCGCAGGCCGCGATCGATTCGGTCAACGCGGCGCTCGACCAGTTCAACCAGACGCAGCAAGACCTGCAGGATCATTTCGCCAGCCTGCTCGATGCGGTCGGCGACTTTGGCGGCAAGGCCCCGAAGGCGTTGCAGCCGATGATCGAGCAGCTCCTGCAAATGCAGGGGCTGACCGAAGAGCAGCAGCAACTGCTCAAGGACATGCTCGGCGATCCGTCGATGGATGCGTTGCAGGATGCGGCGGACACGCTCGGCGTGTCGTTCGAACACATGGGCCAGCAGTTCAAAGAGGCCCAGATCGACAAGACCGCGTTCAGCTATCAGCACGCGCTCGATACGCTCCGCGATTCGGGCGCGGACATGAACGGCGTCCTGCTCGACTCGAAGGACAAGATCAACACGCTGGTCGATCAGGCCATGGAGGCCGGCGCGGCGCTGCCCGACACGCTGAAGCCCTACATCCAGAAGTTGATCGACATGGGCCAGCTCGTCGCGCCGGACGGCTCGCTCGTCACGAACATCGATCAACTCTCGTTCGCCGACATCCCGGACGACTCGCTCGATGCGATCAAGACGATCCTCCAGCAGATTCGCGACATCCTGCAGCACGACATCCCGCAGGCAGCGAGCTATGCGCAGTCGGCACTCGACGCGGTGCATATGCCGGCGGACGTCTCGCCGGGACCGAACTACGCGCGCGTCGGCGGCCAATGGGTGAATTACGGCAGCCCAGAGGCAGCGCAAGCCGCGCAGAACTCGCAGAACCGCAACGCGAACGCCGGCAACATGCCGCACATGGCGGCCGGCGGCCTCGTCACGCGGCCCACGGTCGCGCTCATCGGCGAGGCTGGTCCTGAGATGGTCGTGCCGCTCTCGCGCGGCGGCGGCTTCGTCGGCGCGGGCGCGAACATTTCAATCGTCGTCAATCCGTCGCGCGGCATGAACGAGCGCGAACTCGCGCAGGAAGTCGCGCGGCGGTTGCCGCAGGCGCTCCGACAGGCGGGCTACTGATGGCGCTGAAGCTGACCATCGGCGGCACGAACAAGGCGTCTTCGATTGACGCGGCTGCCGCGTCTGTCATCGTCACGGACGGCTGGAATCAGCGGCCACAGGCGACGTTTACCTGCGTGCCTGGCTATATCCCGGCTCGCTTCGCCGAGGTCGTGATCTACAAGGCCGACGAGACGACGGCGCTGTTTGGCGGCTTCATCTTGTCGCGCACGATTCAGGCCGTGCAGGAGCGCGTCGTGCTCTCGCGCTGTGCCGTGTCGTGCGTCGGCTTCGCTGCGTATGCGGATTATCGGTATGCGACGCTGAGCTACGACGATGAGGTCGCACTCGAAACCGTGCTCGGCGATCTCGTCGATGACTACCTCGGCGATTATGGCATCACCTACGACGGCGCGGCGACGGGCATCACGCTCGCGGCGTTTTCGTGGGACCACGAGCGCATCTCGGACGGGCTCCGCGAACTCGGCGACCGAGCCAATCGCGTGATCGTCATCGGCCCGGACAAGGCGCTGACCGTTCTGACACCGGGCGGCACGAGCGCGCCCGTGTCCATCACGGATGCCGCGCCGAATTGCTACGACTGCGATCTCGAAGACGACGGCGACATCCCGCCGAACAAGGTCACGCTCATTTGCGGCGCGGGGCAGAAGCCGGTGACGGAGACGTGGACGTCGGACGGCACCGCGACGAGCTACACGACGGTCTATCCGGCCTCGCAGAACAAGCAGGATCTCTACCCGAACCTGCTGAAATTCAATGGCGTCGTGCAGGAGCCGATCTCGTGGGGCGATGAGCTTGGCTCGGGTCACTGGACATGGAATGCGGCCACGCACACGCTGAGCGCGCCGAATAGTGGAGCCGTGCCGAGCGCGGGCGTGGCGATCGAAGTCGCCTATACCGCGCAATATCCGTTCGAGGTCTCGAAGGATTCGGGCGACACGCCGGTCGTCGAAGAAATCCTGACGATGCCGGACGTGTTCGATCATGACCAGGCCCTGGAACTCGCGCAAGCGCGACTCGACCAGCGCAGTCCGCAGGCGCAGACCGTGACGATTCACACGCGCTCGGAGGGCTTCGCGGCCGGGCAGGCGCTGACGATCGACATCACGGCGCGCGGCGGACTGGACGCGACCTGTCTCGTCACTGAGGTCCGCACGGAGATTCGTTTCGACGCCGTGCGGCACTACTTCGTCACGGCCGTCGGAGCGGACGCGTATCGCGGCAGCTACCTCGATCAGTGGCGTGACCTGACGAGCGGCGGCTCGTCGTCGACGACGATCGCAGTCGTGTCTGGCGCGAGTGGTAGCGGCAGCGGCGGCAGTGGTGGCGGTGCGACGGCTTCGATCTCACCGGTCTATCTCGGTGGCTCGCGGTCCTCAGCGATTGCGCTGAGCACGGCGGCCTATACGCCCGTCGTTGATGCCGTCGAGTTCAACGCGAGCGCGAGCTTCACTGGCCGCGTCCGCGTCGTGCTCCGCGCGCGCGATAGCGGTGTCGGCGCGACGGCTCGGCTCTACGACGTGACCGGCTCATCGTCGGTCGGTGCCTCCGACACCGTGACATCGCAGGCCGAGACCAAAAAGACGTTTCTCGTCAGCTTGACGGGCGGCCACGAATACCGGCTCGAAGTGCTCTCGTCGGCTGACGGCAAGGGCGTATATTGCCTCGGCCAGTTGGAGGCGCTGTGAAGCGACTAGCTCTCGTGCTCGCCATGCTCGCGCTGCCCGTGGCGGCGCTGGCCCAGGACCAGCAGATCGACGCCTCGGCGATCTACTCGACGGGCGATCTCACGCTGGCCCCAGCCGGCGGCGATATCATGCCGAACGTCGGCGGGTCCGTGAATCTCGGGTCGCTGACGACGAAATACGGCGCTGTCCACGCGTCCGAGCTGTGGGTGGAATCGCTCGTGGCCCAAGGCACGATCGCGACGATTGGCGGGCGCGTGCTCGTCGCGCCGACGACGACACTCGTCGCGGACCTGACGACCTCGGCCACGACGATCCACGTGAAGGCCAACAATCTCGCTAGTGGTGACCGCATCGTCCTGCAGGCCAACGGCGTGACGGAATGGATGGCGGTCACGTCGTCAGCGAGCGGATCAACCGGCGACTATAGCTATAGCGTCACGCGCAACCTTGACGGCAGCGGTGCGAACGCCTGGTCCGCCGGCGATGCCGTGCTCAACACGGGCGTGTCAGGCGATGGCTACATCGACCTCTATTCGCTGGCCGGATTGATTCCGGGCGATACGGTGGGGCCGACGATTGTCGGCAACGTCCGCACGGGCACGACATGGAATTCGGTCGCTCCGCGGTGGGCCATCAGCAATCTCGACGGGCTCTACGGCTACAGCGCGACAACCTACGGCGCGGCGTTCGGCGATCCGTCCGGGGCATGGCTCAAGATTGATCCCACGAACGGCGTGCGGATGGGCTACGACACGACGGACTACATCACCATGGACCCTGACGGCGCGCCGCGCATCACGCTGCAATCAACGGGCGACGCCGATACGGGCCTGCGATTCAAGCGCGCGGTGCATTCGGGGTTCAATTGGGGTGGAGATGACGACGTCGCGCTCTGGCTATTCGACAATACGTCAGAGCAGCAACTCAATCTCCACAACCTAATGGGTGTGAGTAATGAGTCGACCGGTAATGGCCGGTCGATTATCGACGTTCGAGCGTCTGGCATGGACAGCAGCGGCGATGCGCAAGCGGCGGCGGCCGTCAGGCTGCAATCTGATGTAGCCATCGCACAAGTCAAGATTTCGGCTGGCGATGTGGATTTCATCCTATCGACCGACGGGGCCACCACGCTCGACGGCTCGCTCTCCGTCGGCACCGGCTACCAAGTCAACGGCACCGCTGGCGTCTCAAAGAACTGCGACGGCACCGCGCACCCGTTCACGTTTACCGGCGGCATTGCGACGGCCTGCACGGCATTCTCGGACCTCCGCAAGAAGCACGATGTGGAACCGTTCACGCGCGGGCTTTCGGACGTGCTGCGGATTCGGCCGATCGCGTTTCGCTACAACTCGGACGTGGGCGTTGGCGACGCTGAGCACTACGGGTTCAGCGGGCAGAACCTGCTGATGGCCGTGCCTGAAGTGATGTCGCGCGACAAGGACGGATTCCTCCAGATCTCGTACACGGCGCCGCTCCTCGCGGCGTATGCCAATGCGATCCGGGAGTTGTCGGATCGCGTCGATGAATTGCAGTGGGAACTGGAGCATCAGCGATGAAGGATCGCATTCTGACCGTGGTGATCCTGCTGATGTTCGCGACACTGGCGTTTGTCGGCGTGACGGCCCCGCTCGCGGCGCAGGCACAAGCGCCGACGCTGCCAGAAGCGGCGAAGCTGAAGATCATCGCGCTCCAGCAGCAGATCGAGATTTACCGGCTCCGCGAACAGCTCGCAGCGTCTGAGTTGCAGAAGGCGATGGATGCGGCACAGGTGCCTGGCTATCGACTGACGGATCAGTTGACATACGAGCCGGTGAAACCGCCGACAATGGAGCCGGCGAAGAAACCATGAGCTAGACGAACTCGAACGCCGCGCTAGGCCCGCCAACGGGCCGAACCGCCGTAGCGGCCCTACGGCAGCCGGGTGGAACCGGAGGCGCGGCGACAGAGGCCAACAGACGAGAGGCCGTCTCTGTGCGCGTGGGCAACCACGCAGCAGGGGCGGCCTTTTGTCGTTGGTGAGCAGTTCAGGGAAAGGACGGGCGGGATGGACGCGAGCGTGGTGATGTCAGTCGTCTTTGGCGTGGTCGCCGCGCTGGCGTGGTTGTTCCGGCTGGAGGGCCGCATCAACGGCCACGAGTTGCGGTTCTCGGCGCAGGAGAAGGCCATCGAGGAAATCCGCGAGGACTTGCGCTACGTGCGCGATCGGATCGACCGAGCCATCAATGGCCGGTTCCGGTCGGCGTCTGAGGACGACGGTCGATGACGCGCGACGACGCGGCCGGCTACGTGCTCGCCCTCGTCTTGGAGTGGGAAGGCGGCTGCGCCGACGTCGGCGATGGCAAGGGCGAGACGTATTGGGGGCAGACGCCGGGCTGGCTCGAGTCCTTCGGCTTCGCGGTGCCGACCACGCGCGACGAGGCCGTGGCGAATTACCGGACGTGGCTCGTGCGGACGCGGCTGATCGGCGTCTGCGATTACCCGGACGCGCTGGCGCTGGCTGTCGTCGATTGGGCCGTGCATGCCGGGCACACGACGGCGATTCGCAGCCTGCAACGGGCGCTCGGCGTGACGCCGGACGGCATTCTCGGGCCGGAGACGCAGGAGTCCATCGACCGGCTCGACAGTCTGCCGGGCTCGCGGTCGAGACAGCGCATCGCGGCGCGAGTCGTGGCGGATCGGCTGCGGTCGCTCGGACGGATCGTCACGGACCATCCGGCCGCCGATGCGCGCTACGCCGCGGGCTGGATGGCGCGCGTGGCGGATCAAGTCGAACGGCTCGGCCTCTAGGAGAGACGACATGGACTCAGGGTCAACGCTCACGATGGGTGCGCTCGTCACGATCGCCACGCAGCTCATCAAGCAAGTCGGCGTGCCGGCGAAGTTCGCGCCGCTTGTCGTGCTCGCGGTGTCGCTCGCGATTGTCGCGGCCGGCGCGTATGCGGCCGGTGACTTCGGTCGGGCGACGTCACTGCGCTATCTCGGCGAATGGCTCACCGACGCCATGACGGCGATCGGGATGTATGAGGGCGTCAGCCGCGGCGCGGCGGCGCTCACCAAGCAATAGGGATCGACGCGGTGAGGACGAACGGTAAGTCGTCGGGCTCATATCCCGAAGAAGCGGGTTCAACTCCCGCCGCCGCAACCAGCAATTGGAGTGAATGGGAGTCGGAATGGGAGTGAATGGGAGGAATCAATGAGAGGACGCATTCTAGCCGCGCTCACGGCGCTCGGACTCATGGTCCTGGCGCTCGGCTGCGGCGGTAAACAGATCAAGCTGCCGGACATTCCGGCAACCGTCACACCGGCCGTCGACAACGCGCAGCAGGATGTCTACGCGGCGGCGGCCAAGGCGCTGGATATCAGCAAGAAGGGCGGCGACACGCTCGTCGGCATCGCCACCAAGGAAGTCGAGTTGAACACTGACGGCCTTCTGCCGCCTGGCGTGCATGCCGGCCTGAAGACGGCCATCGAGGGCGCCGCGGCGGCGCTCTACAAGCTGAACGAGAAGATCCGCGACGGCGTGCACGACTGGGCGACCTTGCGAGGCTTGCTCACGGATGCGCTCGCGCCCATCCAATCCCTCATCGATCAGGTAACGCGCATCGGCGGACAGGCGAAGGCGAGTTGGGGAGATGCGCTCGCGAAGATTACCGCTGACTTCACGTCACTCGTGCCCGGAGGTGTTCAGTGACTCCCGCCTTGCTTGCCTTCATCTCGTTTGCCCTTCGCGCGCTGCCGCACGTCCTCGAAATGGTCGACAGCGGCGTGCCGGAAATCAGCGTGCCCGCGACGGCGCTCTACGCCGCCATCCTGGCCAAGCTACCGGCGAAGCCTGACGGCACGCCGTGGACGCGCGAGGACATCGATCGACTTGTCGATACGGCGAACGCGCCGCTCGCGCAGGTCTTCGCGATCTACGGCGATGTCCTGCCGGCGATTCCTCCGGCGCAGACGACCGAGTCATGACGACACGCGCGTCGACGTCGTGGTGGGCCGAGCCCGCGCTCCAGCGGAACCCGTCCGCGTTCTACGCGGAAGTGCGGCGCCGAGAGCCGGTGATTGTCGAGTCGAAGATCGGGCGCGAGCACTGGCCCCTGTTCGCGCCAGACGTCAAGACGCCGCGACAGCCTCGCGGGGCGGGCCGATCGTGAAACTCAAGCCTGGCGTGAAGATTTACAACGCGACGTCGACGGTCCCGTGGATCGTCGGCGTCGTCGTCCCTGGCGGGGCGTATTGCCACACGACGGGCGCGCCGAATCAGGTGCTGTTCGTGCCGGCGGAAGCGATGCGCTTCACGCCGCCTGTCGTCACCTACGACGCCGAGCCGAACACCTATCGGCGCGATCCGCCACTCGGATGACGACGATCCCGGCGACCTGTCCGTCGTGCCACGTGCCGCTCGTCATCACGGCGCTCGTCTGGCGCTACGGCGTGCCGCACTGTCCGCGGTGCGGGACGGGGATTCAGGCGGTGAAGGAGAACGGTTGATGCGCGACACGCTTATGGCGGTGACGTTCGTAATCGTAGTAGTGGCCCTTTATCTCGGGCTCATTCAGGCGACGGTCTGGTTGTGGGAATGGTCCGAATCATGGCTCGCGCGCCGCTACTGGCGAGGCAAGAGTAAGACGCATGGCCACTGACCTCGTCGGCTACACCGATGTCACCTCGACCGGCGTCCGCGTGCATTGCCCGTGGGGCGATGGCGCAGATCCAGTCGTCGTCTTCGGGACCGACGCGCCGATCCGCCTGGCCGGCCGCGGCATCTACGTCAGCGCCGAAGCCGTCAACGGCGTCGAGTGGGCCGTGACGGCGCCGCAAGACAACGGCGATCAGGCATGGCTCGTCTCGCGGGCGGGCACACCGATCGGCCTTGGACCAGTCAATGGGCAGTATCCCGTCCAGATTACGCGCGCCGGCCGCGTCTTCACGATGCCGGCGTTCGGCGAACACGATCCGCGCAACGGGACGATCCGGCGCGAGTTCGATCTGACCGGACGTCACATAGCGGACGTCGGCGTGCCTCGCACCTCGCAGGGGTTCGCCGGCGTCGGCGCGGATGGTGAGCCGCTGTGGATGGTGCCGGGCGTGCAGACGATCGGCGGACTCGCGGTCAATCGGCCGTACTGGGACGGCGACTTCATGTCGTGCCAGGACAACCACGCAGAGCGACTGCTCGGATATCACGCGCCGACCGCGACGTGGCGGGTCGTCGCGAACGTGAGGAGTTCGATCGGCGCGCGCGTGCGCATGGTAGGTGGCTCGGCCGTGTTCGCGATCTCTCTGCCCGGCCTGTGGGTGCCGTGGGAACAGGCGGCCACCTACACGCCGCCGCCCGTGACGATCCCGACGTTTCCCGCGCAACAGGCGAGCGTGCTGGTGATTGGCGACCACCTCGCACCGGAGACGATCGCCGTCATCGATCGTCCGGGCGATCCGCGCGACGCGCACACGCGCGGCGTCTTCGCGACGGAGTTCGCGAACGACCTCGCGCTCGGCGCCGCGCAAGCGGCCTCGCTCAATGTGCCGCTCTACGTCTACCGGGACCGCGCGGTCTACGGACCCGATCCGATTTACACGCAACCGGGCGTCACCATCCTCCCCACGCTGCGCTGCTACCCGGAGCGGGTGAATGGCGACTGGACGACGCCGGCCGCGCGCATCGACGCCGTGGAGCCACAAGTCACGGCCGCTGAGCACGCGGGCTATCGCGGCCAGATCGCGATGGTCTTGCCGGTCTATACGGGCTCGGGCGCATGGAGCGTCGAGCATGCGGTCGCGCTCATCAAAGAGTGCGCGACGCGACTCGCTGGCCGAATTCGCGTCTACGTCCTGTTCGAGCAAGAGCGCGGCGCGACGGACGGCATTGCGCACGTCCCGGCGTTCGCGCAGACGGCCGCGAATCTCAAGGCAGCCTGTGCGCTGCCCGCGCCGGTCGCGATCCATCAACCCGCGCCGCCGAAAGACGATCCGTCACCGGCGCAACCGCCGGCACCGCCGACGAACGAGGAGACACCCGTGCCTGACACGCCATCAGTTCCACCGCCGCCGCCGACGACCGAAGAGCAGCTCGCGGCGTATCACTCACCGGCCGACAAGAATCCAGGTCCCGGCTACGTGTGGATGGCCGGCCACTGGAACTACTACGGCATCGGCGCGACGAGTGCGGCGGCGTCGATGGCCGCGAATGCGGCGGCGCAGTCCGCGACACCGACGCCCACGCCCATCGTGCCGCCCATCACGCAGCGTGTCCACGTCGACGGCCCGATCTTCCGAGCCGATGACGGCCAGCCGTGGCAGTGGCGCGGCGCGAGCGCGTTCGTCCTGCCGATGCGCTGGTGCCAGGGCGATGATATCGCGTCCGTGCTCGCCGAGTTGCGCGCGCTCGGCGTCAACACGCTGCGGTGTTTTCTTCAGCACAAGTTCATGCTCTGGCCGCAGATCGTCGAATGGATCACGCCGATCGATCGCGTGCGGCCGTTCGTCGACTATCTCGCCACGCAGGGATTCCGCGTCGAGTTGACGATCCTCGCCGATTGCGAGGACGACACCGGCGACGGTTATACCGGCTTCAATCAGTCGCACGACTGGCAGGTCTCGCGCGTGCGCGACGTGCTCGCGGCTGTGGCCAGCGCGCCGAATGTCGTCATCGAGATCGGCAACGAGCCGCCGAACAATGGCTGCGACGTCGAGCGCATCGCGCAAGATCTTGGGCTCTTCGACGCGGCGAATCGGCCGGTGCCGATGGCGCTCGGGCTCTATCCGATCACGGGCAGTGAGCCGGATTTTCCCGTGCTCGACTATGTGACCGACCATCCTGAGCGTAAACCAGACTGGACGGTCGAAGCCGGCAAGACTGGCGATTACGTCTATCGTCAGACAGGTCGGCCGTGGGTCGCCGACGAGTGGGCGAAGTTCTCCAGCCCCGACAACCCGGACGGCGAAGCGACCGAATGCGATCCCGTCCAGTCGCCGCGCCGCGCCGAAGAAGGCGGGGCCGGCTGCGCACTCTCCGGCGCGGGCTTCACCTTCCATTCTGTGAGCGGCATCCACGCGAGTCTGCTGACGCCACTGGAGCGCGAATGCTGCCAGCGTGCGATGGCCGCGATGGCGCTCATTCCGGCCGATGCGGCGACGGGTGACTACACGCATGACGGCATGGGCAACAGCCCGCTCGCGAAGGTCACGGACACATCGAGCGTCGCGGAAGTGGCTGGCCGAGTGCGCGGCAACACGGCCATCGAAGTTGGGGCCATGCCGACGACTTGGAATCCCGTCTGTCAAAACGACTGGCGCATCGTGCGCCGCGAACTCGAGATCGGACAGTTGATTTTCTTGGAGCGATAAACATGACCGTCACTCGACGCGAACTCACTCTCTTGGCGATCGGCCTCGCCGCGCTGGCGCTGGCCTTCCTCGGCGCGACATCTCCGCACGCGCAGACCGCTGAGGCGCCACTCGTCCAGGCGCCTGATCTGACCTACGTCGGTGCGTTCCGCGTCCCGGCCGGCGGTGACGATCAACACACGTTCAGCTACGGCGGCACGGCGCTCGCGTTCGACAGCCGCGACGGTGGCCTCTGGATGGTCGGGCACGCGCAGCAGCAACGCGCGGCCGAGATCACGATCCCGACGCCGAGCCCGTCGACATCACTCGCCGATTTGCCGAGGGCTGCGCTCAAACGCGACTTCAGTGATCTGCTCGCCGGCAAGATGGACGCGGTTGGGTCTGGCGACGTGCGAATCGGCGGCATCCTGCCGTGGAGTGACGGGCTCGTCGTCAGCGCGTATGTCTACTACGACGCCTCTGGTGCGCAGACGCTCTCCCATTTCGGCGTCGCCGCCGACGGGACGGTCAGCGGGCCGTATCGGATCGGCACGACGAAGACCGGTATGGTCTCGGGCTACATGGCCGCCGTCCCGCCGGGGTGGCAATCAGCGCTCGGTGGTCCCGCGCTGACCGGGCAGTGCTGTATCCCGATCATCAGCCGGACAAGTCTTGGACCGACGGCGACGGTGTTCGATCCGTCGGCGCTGTCGAGCCAGTCCAAGGCCGTGCAGGTTCTTGGTTACCCCATCGACCATCCAACGCTGGGGACGTACGAGGACACCAACCCCGACAACCTGTTCCTGATGGCCACCGCGATGGGCGGCGTCGTGTTCCCGGCCGGCACGCGCAGCGTGCTGTTCATCGGCGCCCAGCCGGGCAGCGTCTGCTACGGCGAGGGCACCTCGACGGCGAGCCAAGCCGGCCAGCCCACGCCGGACGGATCGATCTACTGCTACGACCCGACGTCCTCGTACAAGGGGAATCACGGCTACCCGTGGCGCGGCTTCGTCTGGGCCTATGACGCGAACGACCTGGTCGCCGTCAAACAGGGACAGAAACAGCCGTGGCAGGTCACGCCGTACGCGACGTGGTCGTTAACGGCGCCGTTCATGGGCGATGGCAAGGATGCCGTGCTCGGGGCTTCCTACGATCCAGCGACACGACGCGTCTTCGTGTCGCTCGGCAGCGCCGATCGCGACACGCCTGATCATTCGGGGCCGATCGTCGCGGTCTACCAGCTCTCTGTCGGAGTCGGATCTGGTTCAGCGAACGAGCATCCGCCGACGCCGGTCGATGCGATCGTGTCGGCCTGGTCCGCGTGGTCGCCGACGTCCGACTTGAGCGCGTGCGTCGGCGGCCAGCAGACGCGCACTGAACAGCGGACGCGGACCGTGACGACGCCGGCCGCGAATGGCGGCTCGACGCCGTCGCTCGTGGACACGCGCACGACCTCGCAAATCTGCACGGTAGCGACGACGCTGCCGGAGACGACGCCGGATCTGGCGGCGCTCGTGACGGCTGAAGTGACACGCCAGCTCGCGGCATGGCCACGGCCGACGGACGGGCACGATGGTGCGCGCGGACCGGTCGGGCCAGCGGGACCATCGGGGCCGGCCGGACCGCAGGGTGCTGCCGGTCCAGCAGGTCCTGCTGGCTCGAGCGCGGCGCCGTCCAGCGGCGCGCTTCTCATCCTGATGGGCCAGCGCGATGCGCCGTCAGGTACGACGCTCGTCGGACGCCTCACACTCGCGCCGGGCGTGATGGTCACGGTCGTCCGCGCGAACTAGGAGTCGGCGGTGTATTACCTCGCCCCACTCCTCGACGATGGCCCGACGATCCGAGGCCGCGTCTCGCGCGTCCCGGCGGGCTATGAGCAGTCGCGTGGGCGGATCTGTCTGGCGGATCAGGCGCTGCTGTGGTGCCCGGACGGGCTGACGGACAGCCGCGCGGTGAAGCTCGCTGATGGACTTGCCGAGAAACCCGCCGCGGCGACGGTCAAAGCGCTGTCGTCGGTGCTCGACCTGCCGGCGCAGGCGTCGACGGTCACGGACGTCTTGGCTGGACACTTTCGGCCGACGTTGACGCCTGGATTGTTCTTCGAGGGCGGCCGATGGGTGTCACGGCTGGAAATCTGGCTGGGCGAGAGGATCTGGGCAGAGGACGTGCCCCTCGCGCGACATTCCCAGTATCTTGCCGACACCTTCGATGGCGCCACGGGCTCGATCAATGGGCGTGTGCTCTCGACATCGACGAGCGGCAGCGCGGCATGGACCCAAGTGGTCTCGGGCGGCAGTGGCTGGACTGGCGCGAGCAATCAGGCGCGGCGATTGAACATCTCGCCGGACACGTTTGCGATGCTGGTCGCGGATCAGGACGGCGATACCGACAACCTGGTCGCCGAGATCGATTTTGCGGGATTCACACGCACGAGCGGCGGCGATGTCGAGATGGATGTCTCGACGAACAACAATGCGGGCGGCACGACGGGCTATTTAGCCGTCATCAATCAGGTGTCGAGCGGCGGCTGGAAATATTCAATTGTCCGACTGTCCGATTTCACGGCGATCGCGACACTCGATCCCGCGAGTGCGTTCGCGTCCGGGTTGATCAATCTCACGAACAACGGGCGCGCGCTGTCATTGACCCTCGCGGGCAGTGTCGTGCTCGGCCCGACGACGGACACGGTGGAGACGATCGGGTCAGGCCATCGACACGTGGGGATCTCGGCCTATGCCGATGTCACGAGCGGGAATGGCGTCGCCGTTAATGGCTTTACGGTTGGCGGGGATCTTGGGGCTACACCGCCGAGCGGCGGCAGTTTTGTGTCCGCCTGGGCACGCGGATCAAACACGATCCTGTAGTGAGGTAGACCGTGCAGATCAACACGAGCGGACAAAAAATTGGCGCGCAGATGGTCAGTGCGACGGACGGCTCGGCGTTCACGGACGACGTGACGTGCTACGTCACGATTGACGCTGGCACGCAGGCGGCCGGGAGCGTCGGATCGGGCACCTGCACGCACGAGGGGAATGGCTACCATACGTACGCCCCGTCCAGCGGCGAGACCAATGGGAAACTACTCGCATTCACCTTCGTCGGTACCGGCGCCGTCCCGGCGACCGTGCAGGTCTTCACGCGCGGCTTCGACGCGTCGGCGGCCGTTGTGCCGGCGAACGTCACGCAATTCGGCGGCTCGGCCGGCACGTTCTCAGGCGGTCGTCCCGAGGTGAATACGACACACATTGGCGGGACGAGCCAGACCGCGAAGGATCTCGGCGCGCTGAACGTCACGAACGTCAACACGCTGGCCGGGCACGATCCAGGCGAAACGATCATGGGCGCCACGGATCTCGGTACGGGCGCCGGATTCACGTCGCTGGCGTCGGCCTCGGCGCTCTCGACGCTGCAGGGCAACGTGACAACGCTGCTCGGTCGGCTCGTCGCGCTGGCCGTGGCGGCCGGCGCCGTCGCGAGCGGCACGGCGTCAGCGACGGCGTTCCCGACGGATCTCACCGAGACGGCGGATGGCCATTGGAATGATGCCTTCCTCGTCTTCACGACCGGCGATCTGGCCGGACAGGTCAAGCGGATCGCCGACTACGACGGAACGAGCAAGACGATCACCGTGTCCGGCGGCTTCACGGCGGCGCCGAGCGAAGGCGACGCCTTCGCGATTGTGAATCGATAGGAGAGTAGACATGGCCTCGATGACGAAGTTCAATCAATTCACGGCTGACGTGGCGGCGGGCGTGCATGCCAATGCGCTCACGGCCGACACCGACACGCTCAAGGTGTATCTGACGAATGCGGCGCCGGACGTTGCCGCAGATGCCGTCAAGGCGGACCTCGCCGAGATCACGAACGAGCACGGCTACTCGGCGCCGGTCGACGTGCAGAACGCGGCCTCGCAGACCGACGCGACGATCACGGTCACGGCCACGGACGTGACGATCACGGCCGCCGGCGGCACGGTCGGGCCATTCCGCTATGTCGCGCTCTACAACGACACGCCGACTGATCCGGCCGATCCGCTGATCGGATATTGGGACTACGGCTCGGCGGTCACGCTGCAGGACGGCGAGTCGATCAAGGTCGACTTTGGCGCGTCACTGCTGACCGTCGGCGCGTAGGACTGATCGATGTCGCTGCTGCTCCTGTCCGAGCCGCGCGAGCATGCGGCGCTCGATGCCGAGAGCGCAAGCCTGTCCGTCACGGGCGAGGCGGTCGCGCTTGTCGCGGCGCGTCGTCTCGTCGCCGTAGCAACAGCAATCGCGATCGTCGGCGGCGCGGTTACGCTGTCGGCACAGCGGCGTGTCGATGCTGGCAGTAGCGCCCTCGCGATCGCCGGGCCATCCGCGACACTCTCGGCGTCACGGCGCCTCGACGCCGGCGCGGCATCGCTGCCGCTCACAGGCGCGGCAGCACTCGCGCGCGCATTTACCGTCGCGGCTGATGGCGCCACACTGCCTGTCTCCGGCGGCCATGCGGCACTCACGCAGGCGCGATCGGTTGATGCCGACGCGGGCGCGCTCGCGATGGCGGGAGAAGACGTCGCGCTCGCGCTCTCGCGGCGTCTCGATGCCAAGTCGGGCTCGCTTCCGCTCGTCGGCGGCACGGCCGCGCTCGCGGTCTCGGCACACAACGTCCTTGACGCGGGCACTGGCGCGCTCCCACTGGCCGGAGGCAATGCGGCGCTGGCTGTCGCTCGAACGATCGACGCTAATGGTGACGGGCTCACGCTTGCGGGCGGTCCAGCGGCGGTTACGGCCGCGCGTCGCGTGGGCGCTGGTGCGGGTGCGGTGCCGCTCACGGGTGGTGCGGCCACGCTCGCGACGAGTCACGCCCTCGCCGCGGGGGCGTCGAGTCTCGCGCTCTCTGGCGAGACCGCAGTGCTCGCGCTCGCTCGGCGCGTGGACGCTACTCAGGGCGCACTTGCACTCACTGGCGGCGATGCCAGCCTGACGACAGGCGTAGGCAGCCTGCCAGACAACATCATCGTGGCGACCGTGAGCTATACCGACGTCAAGCGCCGCGTCCGCTTCGATGGGCCGACGCGCGCAGCATCCTACACGCCCGTGCGGCGCACCGTGACGAGGGAGCAATCATGATCGACGACATCGTGGAGGGCGAGACAATCGAGCGCGGGCCGTTTACGCTCGAAGCGGACGGCGTGGCCATCGACCTCACCGGCCTAACCGTCACGCTCGTGCTGCGCGATCGTGACGGATCGCTCGTCTCGACATCTGGCAAGACGCGCGTCGACGATGATCCGACGACGGGCAACGTCTACTGGACGCCTGGCGCGACGGACGTGAGCGCGGCGAAGAGCCCATATGAGATGCATTGGTTCGTGGCGGACGACGACGGCGCGAGCGCGTTTCCGAACGGGGCACCGGACGGGCTGCGCGTTTATCGGGCCTAGGAATCTCGCAGCGTGCCGAGAATCGCGACGGTGTGACTGATCGATTTTCCTTGCTGATCGCGATCCCATTCAGATCCGACGTGCAGCAGGCTCCAGCCGTGATCGAGCATGTGATTGATTGCGGCATCGACGCGATGACCCGCGTCGATTGAAAGATCGGCGCTGCACTCAGGGCATCGCGCGCCTCCCGTGTTCGTGTGGATCTCGAAGACTCGCCGAAAGTCCTGCATCATCGCCTCCCATGAGGAAGTCGTCATTGTAATCGCCTTGCCTGCCGCTAGGCAATCCGCTACGATGGCAGCATGAAGAAAACGAAGGCATCTCCCCCCGCCTCGGCCGCTGCCGCCGCGCTCGGTCGCCTCGGCGGGCAGGCCCGGAGCCGTCGCTTGACGGCTGAGCAGTTGCGCGAGATCGGGCTGCGCGGGGCGGCGGCTAGGTGGGAGAAAGCGCGAAAACAGGCCGGAAAACCGCCTGTTGACAATGCCTAGCGCTAGGCATAAGATGTATCCATTGGCGGTCGCGAGTGGCCGCCAGCTCGTCGGGCCCATCACCCCGACAGGAGGGACAGCAGATCATGACTCAAGTCGTCACCTACCAGCACGGCGCTATCAGTGGTCGCGCGATCAATCTGTGCGCTCAGCACGCCCCCGACGGCGCTGCATATGATGCCACCTATGAGGCGCTCGGAATCATCGGGCCTGTCTCGGCCGGGCTGCACGCGGGCACGTGTGACATGTGCGTGCGCGAGACGGCCCTGACGGACGACGATATCCGCAGCGCGGAGGCTCTGACCGACGAGCAGATCGAGACTCTCCGCATCGAGGCCGGCGCGGCTGGCGACGAGGCGCAGGTGCAGCTCTGCCGTATCGCGATCGGCGACACCGTGTCATCGGGATGGGAGCGGACCCGAGCCCGCGCCGAGTGCGCGCGCGTGATCGCCGACGCGGCGGCGCAGGAGGTGCGGTAATGGGGTCAACGACCACGTCGGATCGTGTCTATCGATCCATCAAAACCCTGCGGCTGCCAGCGCGGTGCGTATTCTGCGGGTCTGCCGCTGATCGAGAGTGGGAGGGCGAGGCGTGTATCCCGATGTGCGAGTCGTGCAACACGCACGGACCATTTGGCGCCGGCTGGCCCGCGTACCACATCGGAGATTTGGCCGCAGTGGCTCCGTCAAAGCGGGCTGCTGTGGATCTTTTCCTGCGCGACCGGCGGGCCAACTAGCTCCCTCTCCACTCTCTGCCGTCCATCCGTGGAGGGCGGAGCCGCCGGGTGATGCCGGGCCGGGCCGAGTCGGTGAATCTCGGCCACCATCCTCATGTCGCCATTGTCGCCGCAGGTCGCGATCGGCATGTTGGTCGCGCATGAAATCGCGAACTGGGAAGCCGCCAGCCGCTCACTTGACGCCGTGTCGCTGACGGCTGACGCCGCCGATGCCGTTGCCTACGAGGCGGCGCATGCCCAGCTTGAGACCGCATTCCACGCATGGAACTGCGAAAGCACGCTGTGGTTCCGGTGGGCGTTTGCGCGCGTGGAACCGATTGCCGATCTGCCGGCGACCGTGCATCCGGTCAGGCCGTAGGCTTCGCGTCCCGCAACTCATCCAGATAGTCGCTCCATCGCTGCATCATCTCGATACGCTCTGGGAGATATTCGGCTCGATTGTAGGCACCGCGCGTCGTGTCCCGCTCGGCATGGGCGAGCTGTCGTTCGATGACGTCCGGCCGAAATCCCATCTCGTTCAGACGCGTCGAGGCTAATGAGCGGAAGCCGTGCGGCGTCATCTCGTCGTGCCCGTAGCCGAGACGGCGCAGCGCCGCATTCAGCGTGCCGTCGCTCATTGGCCGCGCTTCCGTCCGCATGCTCGGAAACACGTAGCGCCCTCGGCCCGTGAGTGGACGGAGTTCGCGCAGCAGTTCGAGCGCCTGTTTCGAGAGCGGGACGAGATGCGGCTCGCGTGCCTTCATCTTCGCGGCCGGAATCCGCCAGAGCTTCGCGGGCTCATCGATTTCAGCCCACTCGGCCCGCCGCAGTTCGCCAGGCCGCACGAACAACAGCGGCGCGAGGCGTAGAGCCTGCCAGACGTGGAACGCGCCACGGAAGCCCTCGATGGCGCGGAGTAGGGCTCCGACGGCGGCCGGCTCGGTCACGGCGGCGTGATGCGTCGTCTTCACCGGCGTAAGCGCGCCGCGTAAATCCCAGCTCGGATCGTGCGAAGCGCGGCCGGTGGCGATGGCGTAGCGGAACACCTGCCCGGCGATTTGCTTGGTGCGGTGCGCGGTTTCATGGCGACCGCGCCGTTCAATGTGCTGGAGCGCTGAGAGCAATTCGGGCGCGTCGATCTGGGCTATGGGCCGCCGACCGATCTGCGGGAACAAATAGCCCTCGAACAGCCAGGTCACTTTCGCGACCGTCGCCGGCGCCAGCGTGATTTGCTTCGCGAGCCATTCGCGCGCGAGCATTTCAAACGTGTTCGCGGCGGCCGTCTTCAGTCGCTGGCGTTCGGCGCGACGCACGACAGATGGATCGCGTCCGTCAGCGAGCACCGCGCGCAGATCGATCAGCTTCATACGCGCCTTCGCGAGCGATACATCCTTCAGCGCGCCGAGGCTGAGCGTCTTCCGCCGGCCAGCAAAGCGATAGTCGAAGCGCCAGCCCTTCGCGCCGGACGGCTCAATCAGCAGATATAGGCCATCTCGGTCGGCCGCCTTGTAGGGCTTCGCCTTCGGCTTTAGGCGCGCGATTGCGGCCTGATTCAGCACGTGACGGTATCTCCTGACGGTAGCGGTGACGGTAGCGACCATGACGGACCGGCCGCGCTGGTGGGGTGAACCGTCAGAGATACCGTCACATTGCCTGAGTGGGGCTGAGTGGCGGTGAGGCGCATAGAGGCGCGATTCTAGCTCAAATCGCGCTAATTGCAGCCGAATATGCGGATGGCTGAGTGGGGCTGAGTGGCGATGGGGCGAGGTAGGAAAGCGGGCTACGGGAATCGAATAGGCGCAGCGCGGCCCAATAATAGCGGCTTGAATCGATGCACGGCAGGAGCCGCTACCGTCAGCAATACCGTCAACTGTTTTTGCCGTCGTCCTCGCCCCACTCCCGCACCGTCCGGTCGAGCAGCCGATCGGATCGTCGACGCAGCGCCTCCGGCACGGGCACGCGCGCATCGTCGGTGTGAAATATCAGCGGCTCACACCGCGCGCCCGCCGCGCGCCTGAAGGCACCCACATCGCCGGTCATGATCTGATGCTCATCGATCCGCGTCTCATGGTCGCTCATCGTTATGGCTCCTGGTCCACAAACGGCAGGAACATCGACATGTCCCGCTTTGGAATCGCCTGATCAGCCATGTTCAGGAATCGCTTCCAGCCGTAGCCGTTTGCGATCGCGAGGCGCTGAAGGATGACGACTGAGTGCATGTGCTGCGCCAGAAGCGGCCGGCCGACGTCGCTGCTCAGCCACTGAAACAGCTTGTTCGGGCGCTGGCCACCCTGCCCGCGGGGACTGCGCATGTCGAGCTCGGCCAGCAACTCAGGCGGCGCCATTCGCTCATAGATCAGGTCGCGGGTGTACCACGCCACAACGCTGTATCGATTCTTGCTCATGCCCGGCCAATGCCAGCCCTTGAGGCGGTAGATGTTCTCGTAGAATTCGTCAGGAAACGTCTTCGCCCAGCTCGCCAGTTCTTTGCCGATGACGTGTTCCAGATACTGCTGAAGCGCGTCGCGTGGGCGAATTTCTTGATAGCCAGTCGCCTCATCAACGAGTGCGACGATGCCCACCTTGGAAAGCGCGCGGACGATGATTTCCGCCTGCTTCGCGATCAGGAGTTGCGCCGGACGCAATTTCACGGCATCGGACGCTCGCGCCTGCAAGAACACGTCGCAGACGCCCGGCAGCGCCTCGGCCCTGAACCCTCGAAACGTGCCGCGCGTGCCCCGATAATCGATCGGTTCAAGTACGCGCCGCAAATCATTGGAAATAAAAGGGATCAGATTCTTTGCGTCGATGAAATTGGGCAGTTGTGTACGCCGGTAGGAGCCGCGCCATGGACGATTGAAGGCGGCAAGAATGGCCCGACTAGTGAGGACACGAACGCCGCCATCAAGGACCGCGACCGGCAGCTCCACGTTCGCGATCTTGAGCGTGCCCTCATGTGTCGCCACAGGCAGCCAGCGCGCGTAGCCGCCGCTGCGGCTAATTTCTTGGCGCCGCGTCGGCGTAAGCGCCTTCGCGCGCGCGAATCCTCCGGCAGCCCTTCCATTCGGCGAATCACTGGGAGCGTCCATTGCAAGCACCTTTCAAAAAGTGCTTGCAGTATGGCGGTCGGGAGCCTGCGAGTCAATAGCCCGCGCGTTCATCGACAATTGCCCGCCTTCCGATAGCCCGCGGCCTGCGGTCAACGGAGCAACGCCAACAGCGCGAACACGATCAGAACTGCGGCGACAATCAGCATCCGCTTGATCTTGGGCGAAGGCGCCGAAGTCGTAGGCGCGACACTCTGGACTGCGAGCGGCTGCGGCGCAGTCTGTGGCGATGTAATCGCCTGTAGCGGCGCGACGGCCTGCGGCGGTACTGGCTGGCTCGGCGTCGGCTCAATAAATGCCACCATTCGCGCCGGCCGCTCGTCGACATCCGCCGCATCATCGCCGAGCGCGTCCCAAAAATCTCGCTCGGCCACGATCTGCACGTGATGTCCTTCGCGCCGCAGTTCGTAGGCGTGCTCGACCTTGCGGCCGTAGCAGGCGAAGGCCCACACCGAACAGCCTTCATCGCAGACGACCAGATAATCCGTCTTCTGTGTCACGCGCGGATGCGTGAAACCCTCACGATCGTGGACCTTGGCCTCCATCGTTGCGCGTTCGGCTCGGGTTGATCCGCCCGTAAAGACGAACGTCTTTTCGATGAACTCGATGTCAGGATCGACCGCACAGATGCCAGAGAGCACGAGCGGGGCCGACGCTGGGCCATCCTCGCCGCCGCCAATGGGGAACTGCTGCGCCAGCGCAGCAAGATATTCGCGGGCATGCGGATCGGGATGGCCCGCGAGCAGGTCGACGACGATGGATTCACATTCGTCGTAGGGCCACGTGCCGCGCAGATGATTCCATTCGTCGAGCCAATCCGAGAGCGCGCGGATCTCGACATCCTTGACAACGCCATCGGCTTCAACGCCCGTGACGATGCCCATGAGCGCCTGCGTGCCCGCACGTATCGCGTCGAAATAGGGATTGACGGTCGTGAGTTTGGCGGTCAGGAAGAGCAGGTCATCGCACTCGTCCAGCGTCAGCGCGCCGTCAGCGAGCGCATCATCGAGCTTGGCGGCCAACTCCGAGAAGGGCCGCACGTGGCGATGCGAATGGGCGGCGTCCAGCCATGACTGGACGCGCTCGATTTCGAGCGGGACGATCTCGCCATCACTCTTCGCGCCGCGCAGCAGGCCGTCGAGTTCATGGGCGAGTCGGAAGCCGATCGGACCAGCCGCGACGCGGGCGAGACGCGCCGGATCGGTCTGCGCGAGCGCGCGATGGGCGTCGTCGCGCTCGCGGATGACGTGCCGCAGTTCGCGGCGCAAGTCCTTGATTTGCTGCGCCTCGCGCCGCTTCGCCCGGTCCGCGCGTTCCTCGGCGCGGTATTGCCGATCCTGCCAGTCATACATCGGCTTGGCATCGAACGAAACGCCGATGTTTGGCTTGTCAGGCTCGCCGCCGTAGATCGTGGCCTGATAGCGCGTCCCGAGTGCGTTCAGCGCGGCCGCGGCTTCATGAAACTCTTCGGCATTCTTGCGGCTCAAATAGCCGAGCATCGCGCCGTCGTCATCGCTCACGACTTTGATCGCGTTGGCGTCGACGAGATTCTCCGGCTCTGGCACGAGCGCGATGAGGCACGCGCGATCGGGGTGTGCCGCGAGTAGGCGCGCGAGTGCGTCTTGCCGGTACGATTCACCGACGACTGCAAGGAAGGTGACACGCTCGCTCATCAGTAATCACACAGACGGAGCGTCTGACGCCGACGCCTGCTGTTGATGCGCGGTCGGTTGCGCCCGCTGCTGCATGTGCTGCGTGCGAGCCTGATCGATTCTCGCCAAGATGGCGAACAGGCAGGCCGCGCCCATGATCGTTGGTCCAGCCGCGACTGGTGCTGTGAACGGAATGGCGATGAGCGAGAGCAGGAGCGCGATAACGATGAGCAGCGCAGACATCGCCTATTTGAGCCTCTCGAAGTGCTTTTTCTTGATCTCGAAATCGTATGTTTCGTTGTCGCCGATGACCGTGATCCAGAACTGCTTATCCTGCTTGGGGCCCCAAAGTTCGCGCACGTCCGCGTCGGGAAATGTGAGCGACATGCCCTGATAGGAGAGCGCCGCGCCCATAGCGTTCTGGACCGTATCTGTTGTGGGCTCTTTCGTCAGTGGCTGAACGACGATCGATTTGTCTTTCGTCCGAAACACGACGTGCGAAACAGACGAGCCATTCTGTGGCTCCGTGATCTTGTCCGGCGTCGACGGCGCAACTTCGACGCGCCATACGCGCTCGCGCATCTCTGGCGTCACGTCTTGAAGGCCGAAGGGCCGCATTTCTTTGGCCGCGACCGCGGCCTGATGACGAATCCACGTCTCGGGCGTCCAGATATCGACGACGAATCCAGATGCGAGTAGATTGAAGCCCTCACGCAAGTGA